GACCTTATCCGTCCTCTAGGTGCCCCAATAAAAGGCTTTGGAGGGGTTGCTAGCGGTCCAGCGCCACTTATTGCACTACACAACAAGATAGACTCAGTAATTGGCGGTAGAGCAGGTCAAACCCTTGATTCTCGTGCAATAGTAGATATTGTAAATCTAATAGGTACGTGTGTTGTTTCTGGAAATGTTCGTCGTTCTGCTACCCTTGCTTTAGGTAATGCTGAAGATAAAGATTTTATTAATTTAAAAAATGCAGAGGTTTTTCCAGAGCGTAATTCATTTGACTCCGAAAATCCAGGTTGGGCTTGGATGTCTAATAATTCTATTTCAGCAGAAGTAGGAACAAAATATGAAGACTATGTTGATTTAATTGCAAATAATGGTGAGCCAGGATTTATTTGGCTAGATGTTGCACGAGACTATGGTCGTTTAGCAGATGCTCCAGACTATAAAGATTCTCGTGTTATGGGATTCAACCCATGTGCTGAGCAACCACTAGAATCTTATGAACTTTGTACTCTTGTAGAGGTTCATTTAAATCGTCATGAATCTAAAGAAGATTTCTTAAAGACATTAAAATTTGCTTATCTATATGGAAAAACTGTAACGCTTATGCCAACTCACTGGCAAAATACAAACGGAATTATGCAACGTAACCGTCGCATTGGAACATCATTAACTGGTATTGCATCATTTGCAGATACTAAGGGAATGCCAACTGTTCGTGAATGGATGGATGAAGGATATAAAAAGATTCGTTCATATGACCACTCCTACTCAGAATGGTTATGTGTACGTGAATCAATTCGTGTAACTACCGTTAAACCTTCTGGCTCTGTTTCATTATTGTCTGGCGCAACTCCTGGAGTTCACTGGGGTCCTGGAGGAGAATTTTATCTTCGTGCTATTAGGTTTGGTAATACAGATCCAATGATGCATTTATTTAAAGCAGCAGGGTATAAAATTGAAGATGATCTAGTATCAGCAAATACATCAGTTGTATATTTCCCAGTAGCATCTGGACATCCAAGGTCTGAAAAAGATGTAAGTCTTTTTGAAAAAATTGGTTTGGCAGCAACTGCTCAAAAATATTGGTCTGATAATGGAGTATCTGTAACTCTTTCATTTGATAAAGAAGCAGAGACTAAACATATTGCTCCAGCACTACATATGTATGAGGGGCAGTTAAAGGCTGTATCATTTTTACCAATGGGTAACAAAACATATCCTCAACAGCCATATACCCAAATAACAAAAGAAGAGTATAACTCATATGTTGGAACAATTGGTAAAATTGACTGGTCTGCAATCTATGACGGTGTAGAAAATTTAGAAGCACAAGGTGAGGCATATTGCAGCACAGATGCTTGTGAAATTAAATTATATTAATTCTCTGCCTGCTATAATAAGAGGATAGGAGAAATATGGCCAATCCGTCCAATTTGTATGCAGAAAAGATTTATTCTGAGCACCCATTAGTTCTTTGGGCGCTAGATGATAAACTTGATTATCTAAGTTTAATTTCTGAGCCACAACGTAATATGGCTAGTTCTTGGACAGTAACAAATGCAACTGCAACATCATCTTTAGATTCAATTAAACAGCCATTTGCAGATAGTGCTTTATCACTTATTGAATTTAATATTCCAACATTGGAAACGCTTGAAGCCTCTATTACTAGTCCTAATATAATAAATTTTAATCAACTTGCCGATCTTCAGACATTTTCTATTGGAGCACATTTTTACTCTGACAGTATTTTTTTACAAACTATATCTATTGGTTATGAGTATACTGATCCAGACACGTCAAGTTTAGTGCAAAATTTAAAAACTTTTACAGGTAGTATATATCAGCAGTGGGGTTTTATTGCTGAAACTTTTGAAATTCCAAATGTGTCTGCTAATTTAAGAATTGTTTTTAAAATAAAATTATTTGAAGGAGCAGTAGGATCAGAAAATAATAATTTTTATTTTAATGGAATAACATTTGGACAATGGAATGAAGAGTTTAATAGTTATTCTTTAAATGGAACAACGACTACAACAGTTCCATTAAATGTAAGTATTTACGGAGGACTTGATGCTGTAGAAGCGCAAGCATATGGAATTGAAGAAGACTCTGGATACTATATTGCAGAAGGTGGACTAAAATGTAAAAACACTGGCATTCCTTTAGTTTTTGGAGCAAGTGGTTTAACAAAGATAGAACCAAGTACAGATGCTTCTTTAATTATTCCAGGAAAAGGATTTTTAAATAAAAAGGGACAATATAACGACTATACAGTTGAGTTTTGGGCAAGACTAGATGTAAATACAAACACACCATTTAAAATTTTTGGCCCCATATCATCTAGTGATGGATTATATGTTGAAGATGGATTTTTAACATTAGTAATTGGAAACCAATTTGCTTCTCACTTTGTAGGTGAATGGTTTAGGCCAATGCTAATTCATATTCGTTTAATTAAAAATTCTGCATCTTTATTAATTAATGGTGAAGAAGTATTATCATTATCTCTAGATACTGCTGGTTTAGTCCTTCCAGAAGAATTTGATAATGTTGGAGACAGCCAAGATTGGCTAGGTTTTTATGCAAACAATAATGTATACCCTTTTGAAATTGACTGTATTGCTATATACTCTTATCAAGTTCCAGTTACAGTTGCAAAACGTAGATTAGTTTATGGGCAAGGAGTTGTTTCTGCAGAAGGAATTAATTCATCTTATGGTGGAACTACTGCTTTTATAGATTATTCATTTGCAGACTACACAGCCAACTATAATTATCCAGATTTTGCAAACTGGAGTCAAGGAAGTTTTGACAATTTATTAACAACGCAAACAACATTGAGAACGCCAGAGTATAATTTACCAGAAATATTTTTAGGTAGTAAAACCTTACAAGAACTATACGATGACAATAAAGATATACAAGATAATGAGTCTGGCCCATTCCTTACTGATAAATTTTTATCATTTAGACCAAACAATACTTGGAATAGTACAAACTCTTACATTAACTTTCCAACACTCAATATTTTAGCAAATGAAATTGATAGCATTTACGGAGTATTTAGTTGCAATAATCTTAATACGGAAGAACTTTTGTTTAAAATTTATAATCCTTTAACTGGAAACTATTTTGCAATTATAAAAGATAACGATGAAATAAAATACTCTATTACATTTAATGGAGAAACAGAGTTATTGTTTACTTCAGGTACAATTGTTTCTAATGAAATTTTTTCAGTTGGTATTAATATAAGAACAATATCTAATATTTTGGGTAGTAATGTTAATTCATTTTTTGGTAATCAAAGTTCATTAAAAATGTATGTTTGTGGAGATGACTCTGGAGATTACACCTTTACAGGAAGGATATACTCTGTAGGACTATCTACATCTTTAAACTCTACTAAAATAGAAAACAGTTTTGATGAAAATGGTTTTATTATTTTAGACGATGGTCAGTTATTAATTAATCACACAGCCAGTTATACGCTTTTACCAACAGAGTCTTATGAAAAATATTTCTTAGATATCGGTGTTTCTGGTTATTGGCAAGACTATTTACCACTTTCCTATTTTTCTCAATCTGTACAAAACAGTAGTGGTGATCAATTTTATGATCTAGATTTTTTACAATTTAATATAGGATATCCAACAAACACAAATTTATTAGAAGACTCTGGTCCTTTTCAATATTATTATGATACAGCAGGGGCACAAATAAAAAGTTATATTACTTTTCAGTATGTATCAAGTGGGGCAAATGATACAACATCATTTATTAATGAAGAAAAACCTAATCAATATAAGATTGTTGATATGAATGAATATGAAAACTGGGAAACAACAAAGTTTGAAGTTTTAGACAATACATTAATATATCCGATAAAAAATGAAGATTTTAATAATTTGGCAATTGTCTATAGCCTTGAGTTTAATAGTCGTGGTATTTTAACAAAACCAATTTTATTGAATAAATTACAATTAGCATCGCAAGCACTTAATGATAATTCATTTAATGCAATAGGAACAAAGTTTGGCGTAGATCTTTTCCCATATAAAAAAAATGGAATCTACTATGACTATAAAGCAAAAAATCCTTTTAGTATTTATAAAGGAAGCACCCCATATCTTTATTTAACTAAAACATCTGGAATAGAAGTTCGTGGTAATTTTAATATATTAGAAAATCGTGGTCTCTCTCTACCAGTTAACAAAGAATTGTCAACAGATTATCAGATTAGTGCAATGCAATTATGGCTTAACTATAGTCAAAATGAATTTCCAGAAACAGCAACGGAACTTTTTGAAATTAATTATAAACATGGAACACTTAAATTTTATATTCAGGCAAATAGCCAACAAAAAAATAGAGCAAAAATATTTGTTTTAAATGAAAATGGTACTACATATAACGGTATTGGATTTTACCTTAATGGATTATTGGTGAGAGAGCCAGTAATATCTTTAAACCAATGGTCTGCACTAGGTATTTCATTTTTAACAGCATTGGAGTTTGACTCATATTTAGGCAATATTAATATTACAGGGCCATCAATTTTTAATAATATTTCATACTATGAGGCAAGCAGTTTACAAGAGGTCAAAGATATAAAATATAGGCAGTGGTTCAAAGTCTTAAACGATGGGTTTAGCGATCTACAATGGCAGTTTTGGTTTAATAACTTTACTTGGGGAGGGGTACTAGTTGAAAACTCTTCAAGTTTTTATGGAACTAATTCATCAGACATTTTTAAAACCTATACAGGAACTAATAAAATAATAGTTGATGACGGAGAAGGCTTAATCTATCAATCTGAAAAAATAAAGGCATATTCTGATATAGAGTGGTCAACTAACGTCTCTAGACCAGTATAATCTGCTATACTTATGGTTATGGAATCATTAATTAATCCAAAAACTGGTCAACCCTATGTACAAAATGTTCGTCGTAAGGTAATAGATAAGCACTACGACTGGGGTCTTTATGTGTATAAAAAATCTAATGGAAAATGGTTTACAGACGATAGTGGTTCAATCTTGAACATTCCTGCAGACCGTGGAGATTTATCTAAGATTTCAGAATTAAGAAAAGCCGCTATGCATTATGGCGATGATGGTGAGGGTAAGGCAATTTTTGTACCTGGACTTACTAGAGTTAGTGAAGAAGAATATTCAGAACAAAAGGAAAGAATGAAACAAGGCTTAATTCCTTCAATGAATGACTTAGGTGCTTGGCATGCAGCGCAACAGACATTAGATAAACACGGAAAGAGTGCTATTGATGAGTAATGAACAAGAGTATATTCGTGCAGGGTTAAATACTCAAGAAAAAGAAGAAAACATATTTAAACATCAAGATCCATTTAATAAAAGTTGGGACGATTTAAAAGATTATGCTGGGCTAGATCAAAACTTTCGTCGTAGAACAACTCGCAATCTTTCAAAATATATTAGTCCAGAAACAAACCAGGCATATTTAAATGCAGCAAACGTCACACCTTCTGGAGTAGATGCAAGTTCAAAACAGATTAATCCTGGCACTGTATATAGAAATGGTTATGGACTATTTGATGTAATTACTCCACCATATAATATGTATGAGTTGGCTAACTTCTATGATACATCATTTGCTAATCATGCTGCTATTGATGCTAAAGTAGAAAATGTTGTTGGTCTTGGATATCGTTTTGATATTTCAGATAGAACAATGTTAAGGTTTGAAATGAATGATGATCAGGCAGCAGTTGATCGTGCTCGTAATCGTATAGAAAGAGCAAAAATTCAACTACGTGATTGGCTAGAAAGTTTAAACGATGATGATAGTTTTACAAAAACTATGGAAAAGGTTTATACAGATCTTCAAGCAACTGGAAATGGCTTTATTGAAGTAGGTAGAACCGTGGCTGGAGATATTGGATATGTTGGACACATTCCAGCAACTACTGTTCGTGTACGTCGTTTACGTGATGGATTTATTCAAATTATTGGTCAAAAGGTAGTTTACTTTAGAAACTTCGGGGCAAAGAATCAAAACCCTATGGGTACAGATCCAAGACCAAATGAGATTATTCATCTTAAACAATATTCCCCGTTAAATACATTTTATGGTATTCCAGATATTGTTGCAGCAATGCCATCACTAATTGGAGATCAATTAGCATCTCAATACAACATTGATTACTTTGAAAACAAGGCAGTACCTAGATATGTTGTTACTCTTAAGGGTGCAAAATTATCAGGTGATGCTGAAGATAAAATGTTTAGATTTTTACAAACTGGACTAAAGGCTCAATCACATAGAACCCTATATATCCCACTTCCTGGAGATAGCGATGGCAATAAAGTTGAGTTTAAGATGGAGCCAATTGAAAATGGTATTCAAGATGGATCATTTAAAGAGTATCGTAAGCAAAATCGTGATGACATTCTTATCGCCCATCAAGTTCCAATTTCTAAGTTAGGTGGCGCAGATTCAGGTATTGCAGCAGCCTTATCACAAGATAGAACATTTAAAGAGCAAGTTGCAAGACCAGCCCAAAGGCACTTAGAAAAGGTTGTAAATAAGATTGTTAAGGAAAAGACAGACATCCTTGAACTTAGATTTAACGAACTTACACTTACTGATGAAATTGCTCAGTCACAAATTATTGAGCGATATGTCAAGACACAGGTTATGACTCCAAACGAGGCTCGTGAAAAGTTAGACTTGCCACAAAGAGCAGATGGAGATGAACCATTTATTATGTCACCAAGACAAGCAGCAGATGCAACGGCAAATCTTTTAGGTAACAGAGCAAGGGATACAGAAAGAGTAAACAATAACTCCGACTCTCCAACTACAATATCTGGTCGTAATGCACAGGGCGAAGGAAGATCGTCTC